CGCACCCGCCCGGCGACCTGCGGCGTGAACGTCACTTGGAGGTGCTGTTTAACGCCACCTGCAATGCCCGAGGTAAATCCGGCAGGAATGGCACCCGAAAAGGCGCTGCCGCCGAAATTGGCCGTGACGACGTCGTTGGTTGACCCGCTCATATACGGGTATAATGCACCGCTAATGGTGCTGATGCTGAGCCCACCCGTGCCGGTCGCTGGATTGGCGGTGCCGCTCCCGTTCCAATTGCCCGCTGGTGAGACGCGGAACCAGATCAACTGTGCGGTGAAATCAACCGCGATCCCGATGACGGCGGCTGCGCCGATGAGCCCAAGAGTGCTGCCCGTGTTGCTGGCGTTTATGGTTATGTTGCCAGTCGATCTCTGCACGTAGGCTATCCCAGCGCCGGGGGATGTCAGGTTTCCTGAGGATAAGGAGATGCCGCAGGCGATGCTATTAGTATTCAATGTTGTGTAGGTGTTTTCCCAGTAATACTTGCCTGAGCTGAGGGCGTTAACCCCGCGCACGCCGCAATTCCCTCCCGAGCTGGCCGCAATGAGGTTGCCGCCTGAAAGCGTGATGGCAGTCAGATCAGCCGGGTTCCACGTCGTGAGCTGAACGGCTGGCGCGTTGTTCCAGGTCGCCGTGGAGGTCGGGACGGCGGCCGAGGGTGTCAGTGGGTTCGGCAGGCTGTAGGCGAAGGCACCGAGCGACGAGCCGGAGGTGCCCTGGTATTCCAGCATCAGATTGATGTCGGTGTTGTTCAGGCTGACGCTGGAGATGATCTCCACGGTCGCGGTGCGTGCGCTGCCGACGGTGGTGAGTTCGACGTCCATCCAGAAGCTGTCGAGCGTCATGGTCAGGAAGTCGCTGCGCACACTCGATACGAGCTTGATCGAATAGAGCCCGACGTCGTCCTGCGCGCCGCCGATCATGGTGGTCGATTTGTCGGTGATGACATCGCCGGCCGGGGTGTGGCGTTCCGAGATGATGTTAGTGCCGTCGAAGCAGTTGACGAGTTCGATTTCATCGGCGGCGGTGTTATAGGCACCCGTGCCTAACCGCACGACACCTGAGGCGATCCGGCAACTGTCGAAGAGCACCTTTTGGAACGAAAGGCCGCCGCCGGTATTATAGCATAATATCGTGTTGACGGCACTCAGATCGATGCCCCGGCAGGTGATGGTCGGAGCCATAGCGCTGCCACTTACAAACAGGACTGCTGGCACGGTGCCGAGCACTGCCGATGGGGTGTTTATCCAAGCGAAGTCGAACGCATAACTAGCAGTCATACTGAGTAGTCGCTGACCGGCGTTGTTGAACGACACCGTGGTGTTGTCGAACGTCACCTTCGTCGGGTTGTTGCAAATCATGTAACATGAGGTGTTGCTTGTGGTGTAGGTAAACGCACAGTTCTTGAAGTAATGCGATTTCATGCCACCGCTAGCAAGGTATAGAAAGCTCGTCGTGCCACCTAGATTAAATGTCACGCCTTGCCAGTAACAGTTGCTGTAAGGCTCTAGAGTAAGGACTCCGGAGCTGCTGATAATGGTCGCACCGCTCAAAGCATCGGCCGCAACTGGCGGCACCGACCCAGCGCGGTTGACGGAAATCACCGAGATGATGCCGAAGGCGTTGCCACCGACGCTAAGTCCGTAGCTGGGAGAGGCGCTGGTCTCGCTGTGGTCGCTGGAGATAAAAACCCGGTCGCCCACTGCGAGGCGTCCATTAGGAGCGGAGAAGGTCATCTCGTAGAGATTGCCGGCAGCAGCGGTCCAGCCGTAGGCCGCTTGGCCGCTGACGTTGGTGAAAGTCGCGCCGCCCGTGATGACCGTAGCGTTGTTGGTGGCAGCCGACGCCCAGCTCGGCTCCGCGCCAGCAGTGCCTGCCGTCGTGCAACGGAAGGCCCACTGCGCGGTGAGCGCTGGCGCGGTCAGTGGCCGAACGATGTTGCCGACGCTATAGACGCCGCTCACCGCGAACTGCGCGATCGCTGTCCAGGCCGCACTCGATACATACCAGTCGGCCATCTACGCGAGCACCATCACGCGCGCCTGCGCACCACCACCGACGGGTGGTGCAGGAGACGCGGTGGCTTCAGCCACGATCGCGCTCAGCGGCAGCGCGTAGGTGTTGGCTGATGTCTGCCACAGCACGGCGGAGCCGATGCCGGCGCGGCTCGCGGGAAGCGCGTAGGATGCGCCGGTCGGTGACGCGATCGCCAACGTCGCCCACTCCTCGATGGCAACCTGGGTGAGTTGCACGATAGACGTAGACGGCAAGACCCACTGCTCGACCGCAACCTGGGTGAGTTGCGCGACCGGCGTGCCGACGCCCCATTGCTCGACAGCGACCTGGGTGATGAGTTCGTTAGTGGGGGGGGATGCAGCAGAGGTGAAACCAGCGGTGAAGCCGGCCGGCACAGTGCCGGCGAACGCAGCGTCGCCGAAATTGGCGGTTGTGGCATCTGATGCGGGAAAGAGGTAAGTGGCGGGGTAGGCTGGGATGCCAACCCCTAAACTGTTAACAGCTACACCCCCGACACCGGTCGCTGGGTTAGCGCTGGCGGACGTGTTCCAGTTGCCGGCGGCGCCAAGGCGAAACCAGATCAGTCGAGCAGTGAGGTCAACGGCGATACATATCACAGTGCCGGCGGTGATCGTGCCAAAGGCAAGACCCTGAGAGGTGCCGTCCACGAAAACAGCGCCGTTGCGGTTGATGCCGCATTGTCCCGTATTCGGGTTGGCGAAACCGCCCGATATATTCGACGTGGCAGAGGCGATACCCGTTGCTGAGGCGGTGCCTGCGAAAGTCGTGGCGGTGATTTCCCAGTAAAACTTTCCAGTGACCTGCCGGTCGACTGCACGAACCCAGCCGTTGCCCCCGGCCGCCGCTGTCGCAACGAGGTTACCGCCCGTCAGTGTGGTGTTGACGCCCTTGTCGCTCGGGTTCCAGGTGGTGTTGGCCATCGCGCTACACCGTCACGATCGGGCCGATCTGCACCGAATTCACGTTGGCTGGTGTCCAGGCCGCGCTGGTATTCGGATCAACCGTGTCGGTGCGAAACAACCAGACGAACGACGTGCTCAGTGCGAGCGATGCGCTCTGCACCGTGGTGGCACCACTCTTCAGCTGCACCGCACCGCTGCGTGTGCCGGCGTCGGATTTCTCGATGAAGCCGCGCGTGGTGACCGCGATCACCGATGCTGGTGTCACGCCGATGCCGGCGATGTTGTAGAAATCCGCGTCGCTGACCGTGCTGTCGTAAACATAGCTCGTGGTGCCGTCTTGCAACGTCTCGTTGACGAACTCAGCGCTGACTGTCGGTGTGATGTTGGTGATGCTGGCAAACTGATTTTGTCCGGCATTGACAGCAGGGCTTGCTGTCGGGAAGCTGGCATAGGCCACTGTCGTTGACGTCCGTGAGTTGTTAGTGGCCCCCGTATTCAAGACTGCGGTGACATCGTGTGAGACGCCCACCCAATAAACAGTCCCCCTTGTCACTGCGACCGGCGTGCCAAACGTGAACGTATTGCTGCCGGTCACTGGGTTGGTGATCGTCGTCGCGGAACCAAGTATCGCTCCAGGGTTGTTTACGCTGTCGGCAAATATCGTCAGCTTGCAGTTACCGGTAAACCCGACGCTGAAGAACATCGCGATGGTTGCGACCGTGCCGGTATAACTTGCCGTGAATGGCACATATCGCGCGGTTCCCGTCGGGTCGCTGACCGTGGAAGATAGGGCAACAGAAATCGGAGCTGGGCTGGGTGATCGCGCGAACTGCGTGCTGGCGTCGCTTGCTGGCATCCTGACATAACAACGAATGTCACCGGCCCACGCCACGGAAGATGCGTCGGAGCGCCAAAGCACGTCGTCCATCTGCTGGGTGGCGACGCCAGAGCCCGAGCCGAACAGCAGTCGGTTGGCGTAATTGTTCGCAGTTCCGCCTCTAGTATTCAGGGAACCCAAGGTGAAGTCGTTGCTCGTATTGCCATTCCTGCGGACAGTGAAAGAGCCAGTGGTGTTATTGATGACCACTTCCATCTCGAAGGCATACCAAGTGTTGGCCGCAGGGAAGGCTCCTGTGTAGGTGGCTAAGGTCGTCCCCCCTGGTGCACCGGCTTGCAGCAGGATGGCGCCGTCCTGACGAAACGAGATTGAGCATTGGGCGGTCGCTCCGTCGAAGAGTTGGAAGTAGGCGCATAGCGTCGCGCCGCTGATCACGCTGGTTTGGCGGAACGCGCAGATGATGTGATGGACCGCGTCATTGACGCCGGAGATCTTCGTCAAGGCGCCGGAAGAGGAGAATTGAACGCACTGGCCGGTGAACCGCCCGGGTTGGAAAATATAACCCGCCGCATTGCTGTCCCAGTAGCCATTACCCAGTTCGGGTGTGGTGGCGTAGAGATCGAAGCTGTCGCCGAAGCAATACGCCATTACGTCCTCGCACAGAGCACAGTGATGCCGAGATCGGCGAGCGTAGCATCCTGCGTCGGTGCGACGATCTGCAGCACGTCACCAATCGCGAGACTGCCGCCGGGACCGCCGAGTGTGCAGCTGGTGTTGGAGGTGCTGGTGATCGTCACCGTGCCGAGCGCTGTCGTGGTGCCCCCGGAGATGCGGTTGACGGTGAACGCCGCGCTGCCTGTCGTCTTGGTCGTATCATACACCACCGTGCCGGCGAGGCTGGCTGGCACCGTCACGGCGAAGGCCATCGGCACATTGACCACTGCACCCGTGCTCGGCTTGCCCGAGAATGGGAAGCTGACCGGGAGCTGCTGCACCTCAGTCGGTAGCTGGCTGTAGGTCGCCACACCCGTGAGCGCGGAGAACGTCGCAGGCGTCCAGGCAGCGCTCTTGCGGGCATACATCGTGCCGTCGTTCGGCGCGTCGGTGATGCCGCTGGAGGTGCCCGTGGAGGCCGCTGTGAGGCGTCCTGCGGCGTCCACCGTCAGGCTGGCGTTCGTATAGCTCCCAGGCGTCACCGCCGTCGCAGGCAGTCTGGCAGCCGGCAGCGTGCCGCTGACGATGTTCGACGCATTGGTCGTGTCCGGGCCGTTGGCCGCCGCCGTGAGCCGTCCCTTGGCGTCCACCGTCGCGTTCATGTTGGTGTAGCTGCCGGCCGTGACCGTGGTCGTCGCCATCGTCGGGTTGGGATACGTCCCCGCAAGATCGCCGCCTGCCGGCCCCGATGGCGCGCCGCTGCCGCCTCCCGTGCCGCTGGCGGCCGAGGTGATGCGCCCTGTCGCGTCGACCGTCAGGTTGGTGTTGGTGTAGGCCCCGGGTGCCACCGCTGTGTTCGGCAGCCTCGCAGCCGGCAGTATGCCGCTGGTGATGTTGGTCGCATTGGTCGTGTCCGTGGTGGCGCTGGGAGCGGGCGTGGCGCCGTTGATCTTGCTGACCGCAGGGTTGGGGTAGCTGCCCGACAAATCGCCGCCAGCGGCCCCGATAGGCGGTGCGCCGGCCCCGATCCCGACAGAGATCACCTGGGCGATCGTCATCTGCCGCGTGTGTGGCGTCTGCCCTGGCTGCCACGCCGCGATCGTGTCGGTGGCCTGGGGCGAGACCGCCGCCGGCAGCTGGCCGATGGTCTCGGTGGAGAGGCTGCCGCTCATCAGAGCGTCCCGAGCAGGTTGCCGGTGCCGTCGTTGACGATCGGCACATCGGCATCATCGACCAGGAACTGGATACCCGACGGCCCCATGTCGATCACCACGTTCTCGATCGGGTCGGCATAAGGACCGCCCACCGACGCCGGCAGCCGATCCGTCAGCAGCATCTGGTTGCCGACGATACGGATGACCACCGGGAAGTAGTTCTCGCCGCTGTCGAGCATCACCGTGACCCGGTCGCCGACGCTGAACCCCTCGACACTGTCGACCGTGATCGTGTTGCCGCCGCGTGGCGTGAACGCCGTGACGTACGTCGCGGTGATGACGAACTGGTTCTTCTGCCTCGGCCGCGCCTGGGGCACCGTCTGGTCGTCGACCACGCCGCGTACGAAGTCCTGCGGATGCTGCGGCTCCCACCGCTCCGGCGCGACGATCAGACCGCCGGTCTGGCCCCCGGGGATCTTGCGGGAGCGCGACGCGCGGATCTTGAAGCCACTCAGATCATCGAGCTGATAGTAGTCGCCCGGCCGAAAATACCACTGACTGCTCATGGCCCACCGCTCACCTCGTTGGGATGTTCTTCGTACACCTCAGGATCACGGTGTAGCCACTGTTGGCGACGGCGCCGACCGTGGTGATGTCGATCGAACCGGTGATGCCGGGAACGCCGACCGGCGGCGTGATACCACCGAAGCCGCCACGGTGCTCCAGGAACTGCCAGTTGTCAGCCTGGGTGACATTCATAATGTCGACATTCGCCGTCGCATGCCATTGCAGCCGCAACACCATCCCGGAGACCGAGAACCAGATCGAGGTGAGCGAGAGATGGATGCCTGGGTATATCGTGTTGCCCTGGAACACGGTGCCATACGGCCCCGTGCTGGTGGCGTCCAGCTTCGTCACCCCGACCTCGTCGCCCGTGGCGTCGGTGAAGTTGGTGTATTTGGCCACGATGAAGCGCGGGCCATTCTCCAGTATCTGACTGGATACGATATTGGCCATCGACGCCTCCTTAGGCTTGCGGCACCCCGAAGAGCCCTTGGTTGAGGCCATACGTCGGGTTGACCATCTGCGGCAGCCACGGCCGCATGAACAGCGTCAGCCGCTTGGCACCGTCGGTGGCGCTCGCTGGTATCCAGGTGCCGCAGGTATCGCCCAGCAGAACAGTCGACGGGATCGTGGTGACGCCGGCCACGAATGTGCCGGTGCCATACATGATCAGGTTGTTGTAGTAGCCATAGAGCTGGCTGAGCTGCGCGGCATAAAACGGCAGCCCGAAGGTGTCCGACGTGCCGATCGACACGTTGCTGCCTGACAGGGTGCCGCTGCACACCGCACTCAGCAGCGCCTTGAAGGCCTTCAGGGTGGTCACCACGCCAGCGTTCGCCATGGTGAGCTGCTGACGCATCAGGTAGCCATACTGATCGACGCCGGTCAGCAGGATGGTCGCGGTGCTGTCGTTGCCAACCGAGGTCACGGTGATGCAGCGCTCGACCATCGTGGCGCTGTCATAGGCGTAGGCCTGCTGCTTGCCGAAACCGAACTTCTGATAGACCGGCACCGCGTGGATGAAGCGCGCTGTCGTCGGCACCAGCTGACCACCGGGGAACATCTGGGTCGGCGAGGTCGGCACGATCACCCCGGCGCCCGAGCTGGCGACCAAGGTCATTGGTGTGCCGACCACCGGGATCTGAGCGGCAGCGAGCGCAGCAGCGGCCAGGGTCGCCGGCACCAGATCGATCACCGGGTAGAGCCCGGGATCGGGCCAGCCGATCACCTGCGGCGCGAAGGCCGATGAGCCAGCATTCCATAGCCAGCGGCTGTCCTGGATGCCGGTGCCGCCGGCATCGAACGACATCGACACCGTCGGTGGCTGGCTGGCGCCCGATCGAGATCCGATGGGATTGCGTCCCATGACGCGGTGGGCGGGAGCGTAGAGTGCTGTGCGGGCCATCGGTGTTCCTTTCAGCGCACTGAGTGCGGGGCAGAAGGAGGGTGAGTGTCAGCGAGCGCGGCGGGCCATGAGCTTTCCCCAGGCGGAGATCGTGCCGCTGGTGAAGCTGCAGTTGGTACCGAGCGTCACAACGGTTGAGGCTGCAATCGAGACCCGCATCGGCGTCAGCGGCACGATCGCTTGTAAGACACCATTGGCCACCGGCTCGATCGCGTTGCCGCCCATCTGATCGATCGATGGTGATACCGTGCCGGTTGGGTTGATCCAGCCCCGCAACATGACATTGGCTGGATTAGTCATGGTGACCCCGAGCGAGCCCCAGACATCCCAGTCACCAGCAGTGAGTGTGAGACTGGTCAAGGCCGCGTCGACGTTTGTGGTTAAGGCCAGAGCGGCGGTGCTGAGCCGCTGCACGCCCATGTATTCACCGATCTGCCCGGCTACCGCGTTGTCGTTGGTGGTGGTGCCAGCCTTCGTCTGATACGGGGCCAGCGCGGTCGTCACCTGGGCGGCGGTCTGGTAGCCGCTCGGGTTGGTGGCGGCATAGCGCGAGGTATCGCTTGCGTGGACGTGGTCAGCCCTCGCCCAGGTCGTGCCAGTGCCGATCGCCACCGTGCCGTCCATCACGGGTGGCGTGCTCGATGCCACCGGCACCGCGCTGGTCAGCGCGTAGGGGCCGAGCGACGCGGTCACCTGAGCGGCGGTCTGGTAGCCGGCCGGGTTTGTTGCGTTGTAGGGCGCGAAGGTCAGCGCGGCGGTGACGTCCGGGCTGGTCAGCGTCACCGCGCCGATGCGGGTGTTGAACGACGCGACACCGACCGTCACCTTGCTGTCGACGTAGCCCTTGGTTGCGACATCCATAGCGCCGGCAGGCCCGACACTTAGCGAAACCACCCCTGTCGCGCGATTGATGACGAGCGGATTGTCTACGATAGTGCCGGTGTCATCCCAGCGCGAGATGACGAAGTTCGATCCGGCATTGCTGCCAGTCTCGGGGTCTATCGAGCCGAATTGCGCTGTCCAGCGAGTGCTGGTGCCAGTCTGACCGATGATCCCTTTCTGCTGTCCCGAGGCGCTTCGCAAGAAGAGTTGCGAAGGGCCGAAGGAGTCACCATCGATGACGGCGTAGAGCTTGACGCCAAGCCAGCCTAAGAGTTGACCACCGGTCAGCGGCAGCACCTGTGTCCAGGTCGCGTTCAGCCGGCCGTAGGTGCTGCCGTCCTGTGGCGCCTCGGGGACGCCACCAGCGCCCGCCGCTGGCACCAGCGGGATCATAGCGGCCGGCACCAGGGCCTCCGCTGCGTGCTGGTCGAGGCCGAACTCCTGGATCAGCGTCGATGTGACGCGCGTGTTAAGCGCGTCTTGCGTCGGCGAGATGATCAGCTGGGTCTGGTGCTGCGCGCCAAGGCTGGACGCGGTGGGATCGACCAGTTTGTTGATAGTTGCGGCCACGAACCCGCCACCCATACCGAAGACCTGGATCTCCGGTGTGTCGGGCGCGGCTGCGTCGAGCTGTTCGGGTTCGTCGCTCATCGCAGCTCCATCGTCGGCTTGTAGGTCCGGATGTCGATCGTCATGGCGATGCGGTCTTCGGGCGAGTGGTTCTGCACCTCATGGATCTGCTGATTGTCGAACCACCACACTGAGCCGGGCTCCATGTAGACGCGCTCATCCCCGGCGCGGAACACCACACCAGGAAGGCTGTGCAGCGTCAGCTGGTAGCGCTCGTAGTAGACCGCCGGGATCTCGCGGTTGGGGAAGTCCCGCTCGCTGACCGGATCGTGATCGCTATGCGGTGGAATGGAGGCCTCGGGCGGCAGTCGGGAGACAAAGACCCGGCCTAAGTGCACACCCTGCACGCGCGCCATCAGGGCGAAGACGATCGGCATGGCGTGCGGCAAAGCGGCGAAGGCCGGGTAGTTTACGCAGGCGATGTTGGCAATCACCGCCTCGCGCGGGTCGTCGGTCGTCGGGTCGAACCGGTTGTAGCGTAGCAGGATATCGTCGGTGTCGGCATGGTTGCCGTACTTCGAGCGGATCGGCACGGAGTTCCACAACTGCGGCTGCGTGGTGATCTGATGCAGCAGCGGCTTGACGTCGATCCCGGTGACGATCTGCTCGAAGTAACGCACTCACACCCCTTGGTTGGCGTAGATCGCGCGCCAGTCTGCCCAGAATGCGCTGTACCGCTCGTAGCACGCAGCCTTGGCATTCTTTGTATCGAAGTCGTTGTCCTGGTCGAACGAAATCGCATCGCGTTCGAAGTACGTCAGGCCGTTGGGGATGTTGGTGCGGACGAAGTACGCCGTCGCCGATGTGAAGTAGTGGTTGACCTTGATGCCCTTGGGGAAGGTGCCGACCGCACGCAGCACGTTGATTGCATTGTTGGCAGTGTCGTTCTGCAGCACCGAGTTGTAGATGCGGTTCGCTTCGAACCACAGCTGTGGCGGCACATGCAGCGACATCGGCAGCGCCGAGATGCGCATGCCACGATTGTTCTGGCACTGCATCACCTGGATCACCAGATCCTCGATCGCCACCTCGCTGATATCCGCCGCAACGCCGAGATTGCTCTGTGATCCCGACAACGTCGGATGGTTGGCGGAGATCAAAGGCTGGCCGTCGGCACCGAGCGATGTGCCCGAGAACGCGAGGTTGTAGAGCCCCGCAAGCACGTTCTCCTTGGTCTGGCGCATACTGAACGCCAGCTGGGCCGCACGCCGCTTGGAGACTACCTCGTAGAGGTCGTCACGCAGCTCTTCGTAGGTCACGATGTAGCCGAGGGCATAGGCGACGTGGGTGAACCGGCTGACCGGGCCTTGCACTTCGATGTCGTAGAAGATCTGCGCGCCTTGCGGCTTCACCGGGGCAAGGCCGAAGCCGGTGATCTCCACCTCCTCTTCGTACGCCTTGTCCGACGTCTGCCGATCGAACAGATCGAGATACTCGACTGGGTGTTCGTTGTAGCTCCGGCCCCAGAAGGCCTTGACCCCAGGCCACAGCGCCTTGGGATGCGAGCCAGTGGTGATGACTGCCATTGTCGCTCTCCCTCAGACGCCGTTGGCGTTGTAGAATGGGTGCAGGCCCTGGTTGATCTTCACCAACCATCGAGCGTACTGGCCCACCGCGTTGTCCGAGAGCGGCTGTTGCAGCAACTGGATGATGCGCAGCTGCGCCGTCGGCGTGGCGGTTGCCAGCGACGAGGTTTGCATCGTCCATCCCGACTGCGCCGAGTAGACGTTGCCGGTACCCGACAGGAGGTTGGCGTTGCGTCCCGAGGCACCGGAGACCATCGCCAGACCACCGGCGCCGTCCTCCTGCGTCACGTAGAGCAGGTCCGGGTCGTCCGACACCATCACGTAGGCCGCCTGCCCTGCAGCGAGGTAGGGCGTCTGCGTCTGTTGCAGCGTGATCACGGCCTGCCCGGCGTTGTTGGTGATGCCCTGGAAGGAGCCGAGGACGTTGTTGCCGACACCTGCCGTGGCGACCTGCACCGTCTGGATGCCGTTACCGTCGGAGCTGTTGGTGATGTTCACCACCGGATCGCCGATGTAGAGCGCGGTGGGGTTGGAGGCGGGAACATAGTAGACGCGAATTGCCCCGCTGTAGGGGGCGCCGCTTTTCATCGCATACGGCTTCAGCCCAAAGGGGCTATTTACATTTGGCATCGCGAGGCCTCTGCCATGCTCGCCACGCGCTGCGGCTGACAGGCCAGGGCCAGCGCGCAGCACTTAGGCAAGCGGTTAAAGGGATGTCGTGCTGCTCTCGCGCGCGATGCCTAGCCGCGTCACAGCTTTGTCCCGGCTCAGGGCATTTCTATCCCGTCGCCTCCGAAGGGCTTAGCTATCAGCGCCGATTAGTACCGGTCTCGATGCTGATGTTGCCCCGCGTTGACCCCGCGTAGCGAAGGTTACCATCCGCGCCTCCCGGCTTCGCATGTTCCCCGCGCCCGATCTGGGTCAGCAGCTCATGCACCACCGTTTCCTGGGCGGCCATGTCCTGCTCGAATAAGTCTTGCGGCAGTTCCATGAGGAACGCAACCAATGCCTGTCCGCCGCGACCGATCCCCACCACGGTGGACACCGGCCTGCCATCCTCATCGTGCACCTGCTCATAGCCCGCTTCGCGCGCACGGATGATCCGCCCAGGCTCGTCGTTGAACCAATGGCGGTGGAAGCCCTCACGGTTGGGATAGGCGAGCTTCTGCTCCTGGCTGCCGAACGGCTTGCGCACGAACGGCTGACGCTCCCGCCTCGGCAGCGTGTCGACGGAGGTGACTTCGTCGTCGCCGCCAAGGGCGCGGGCGACCTCTGCCTCGCGCCGTGCCTGGGCCGCAGCTGCGGCGTCGTTGAGCGGCTGACGCCCGATCGGGGGTCGTGTCGGCATTACGGTATCTCCTCGAATTGCTCCCAGTAGTTCGCGGAAAATTCCTCACGCGTGAGCGGATCACCCTTGCCCTCGAGCATCTTCCGCTGGCGTTCGTATTGTTGTCGGACATCGGGCGGCATGGCCTCGAACGAACGCGGGCCAGGGCGCCTGGGCGAGGGGCTGTCGGATGAACGCGACACTGCCGCCGGCTGACGGCGCACTGGCTGAGCCACGGGCTCCTCCTCTTCGTCCTCGTCCTGCACATGCAGCGGCCGGCGAACGGTCCGCTCCGTGCCATTGCCGCTGCCGTTGGTGTTCCGGCGCGGCTGCGGGAAGTGCTCGGGGAAACGGCGACGGATGTGCGTCTCCGCCTCGACCAGATGGTCCTCGGTGCTGCCCGCCGGGTTCAGCCGCTCGGCCTGCTGCATCGCCGCGATCATCGCCACGTTGGCCACCGGGTCGCTGCTGAACCACGGATTGGCCCGCACCCAGGCCATGATGACCGGGTCGTTGTTAGCCTGTGGGTGACCACCTTGTCCTTGCGGGGCCTGGGGCGGCGCCTCAGGCGGCGGACCGAGTTCCCGGATCGCCTGCTCCACCGCCTGGAAGGCGCCCGTGTCGCCCGTCTCCACGGCCCGCATGCGCTGCTGGTGCAGCTCCTGCATGGCGCGGCGATAGCCGACCTGCTCCGCCTTCCTGGTGGACTGCAGCATCTGATTGAGGGTCTCGCCTTGCTGCGTCACCTGCTGGCGTAACTCGGTGATGGTGCGGTCCGCTGCCCGGCTGCGCTCCTGCAGCAGCGGCAGCATGCGCTCGCCGCGATCGACGAACTCGTCTGCCTCCAACCACCGTTCCGGGTCGCCGCGAAATTCCGGACGGGGTCGCCACCCCATATTCCTGGCGCGTTGCTCGATTTCAGCCTGCCGTGGATCGTCTTGTTCCTGATCCGGCGGTTCGGCTGTCTGATCAGCCGTTTCTGACATTGTTTGTTTGCCTTCTCAACCGTTGTCATGGCTATTAGGTCGAGCAGGCGCTTAGGTTCAGGTTAGGATGTCTTTCAGGCGGCCGGCGTTACCAGGGGTGGGACGCCGGCCTCTTTCATTCTTGCTTGTCGTACAGCGCTCCCACCGACTTCTGCGACACCAGCCGGTATTCGACGCTGTCCTGGCCCTGCACCACGCGCCCGGCATAGCGCTCCACCACCACACGGTTGCCTGGGACCGGTCGGAACCGTGGGTCGACTATGCGCACGCCGTCGTCGCTGAACACGAAGGCTGCGTGGCCGAGCGCGATGATCACGCCGGTCTCGCTCGCCATGCTCTGGCGCGAACGCGCGTCGTCGGGAATGACGATGCCGCCCGACGTCTTCTCGGCGTGCTCGTCCATCAGCACCAGCACCTTGTCATCGAGGGGGGTGATCCCGCTGTGGTTGGTGCCGTCCCAGGCAGCCTGCACGAACTCGCGCTGGTCGCCGGTTCGGAGAACGCGTCCCTCAAGCATCGGCGACGTCCCTACGTTCTTGGTGATAGCGCTTCAGGGCGGCGCTGACAGCTGGTCCCTTATCACGGCTATTGGCGTTCTGCTCGCGTCTGGTTGACCATTTGACGTTCCCGGGTTCGTAATTGCCGCCGTTATCGATCCGGTCAAGTGAATACTTGGGGGATGGTCGCGGTCCGATGTGTGTATAGAAAGCCGCGAAGTCATATATCCACTCTGCACAGACAGAAATACCTCTGCCACCCCAATTGTGAAATCCATGCTTATTTTGGTTGTAACAGCGCAATTTCATATCTATCCAAGCCCTGTACTCCGGCGAACGCGAACTACAGACACCGCTCTTAGTGCGAAGCTTAGTGCGCATGGCAACCAACTTCGCAACCCTGACACATCCGCAGTTGGTCGTATGACCCGTCACAAGATTGCCGCGCCGCACCTCGGTGTCGTTGCCGCACGCACACCGACACCTCCAAATGACTACTCCTTCCTTCGTGCGACCGACCGGCGCAACCGCAGTCAGGTGACTGAATGTCTGTCCAGTCAGATCGGAGCCCGCCCTCGACATCAGACCCTCCCCTCCGGTGCTGGCGTGGTGTCGCCGAAGTACCAGCGCAGCACGTCGGGCCACTCCAGCGCCACCAGCTCGCTGCACATCAGTGCGCGGCCGCGAAACTCCGTCAGGATCACCTGTTCCATCTCACCCGCCAGGAAGGCTCTAAGCGCATCACGCAGGAGGCTGTCCCGGTAGTCCTCCAGCCATGCCAGCACCTGCACCGTTACCGGGTGGTGTTTCCAAAGACTGAAGTCCCCCGGCGATAGATCCAGCAAGGCCGGGCGGCGCGCCTCCACCACCTCCTCCGCCGGAGCTGTCACCTTCGTCAGAAGGTCCGCCGTTAGTTGTAACATTCAACAGCTCGATCTGATGTCTGAGTGCGGTCAGCTGATGCTCATACCAACCCTGGTCTGCCTCGGCGTCCGCCTTGCGCGCGTTGGCGAGGTTCAGGATCGCCTGCGACAGCTCCTTGATCTCCGAGGCCTTATCCTTGCCGCGCCGGATCGCCAGCTCGACCTGCTCATGCTGCTGGCGGATGTCGAGTTCCTTGTTGCGCAGCTGGGCCATGTGCGCGGCGATGTCGACCTGCTCCTTCTGGAGCTGCAGGTTCGCCGCCGCCGTCACCATCTCGGCGTTGGGTGGCGCCTGGGCGGCAATCAGCTTGTCGATCTGCTGGATCGCGGCCGCCTGCAGCGCCCTCAGCCGGATCTCACGGCCATCGAAGAACGGGTCTTGCGCGAACTGCAGCAGGAAGTTGGCCTGCGCCATCTGCTGGGTATCAGTGACCATGTCAGGGTCACTGACAGGCTCCGCACCACTGCCGCGAAGGTAGTCTTGCCGGGTGACCTGGAAATACTCGGAGCCGATGCGGAAGCCGGCCTCGTCGGGAAGATAGAGGCGATTGAGCCTAAATAGCTTGTCGAAGTCCTGCCGCAGGGATCTGTGTATACGTTTGAATATGGCATTGAACACCTTCAGACCTTGCTGGATCACCGCAAGGCCGAGGATGCCTGGAACATTCGCGCCGGGCAGCTGACCCTGCAGAACTTCCCTGATGCTACCTATATCTTTCGCTGCTTCGACTAAGAACTGCAGCAGCTGGAACAACACCGGGTTCGGCCCCGGCATCTCGAGTGGTACTAAGTTTTCTCTAAGCGTGCGGCCCTGTGTGGTGACCATCTTGTATTCGCCGGTCATGAACCGCACCGAACCGGCATTGATCGACACGCCACCACCGATGAAACCACCACCAGCGATCTGCAGGTGACCGGCGTCGAACATCTGATTGATCGTGGTGTTGACGGCCGCGTTCAGCGGATACATCAGGCTGCCGAAGCCGAGGTCGTATGACCCGCCGTCGGGGTTCGGGATGAAGCCGTACTTCGTGTAGTAGTCGACCTGCCGGATCTCGGCGACGTCGCCCTCGTCGGTCGCATCGATGCAGTCCTGATCGAACCCGACGGTGATCCTGGCCAGCTTGCCGCTGTCGCGGGCGAAGGTGACGATGACCGGCTCGTCGTAGCCATCGTCGTCGAGGTCGTAGCGGCGATGCTGCTCGCAGAAGGTGATCGGCGCCTGCTCGTCCTGGCTGGTGTCGTTGTCGCGGCCGTAGCCCTGCTCGCCGTAGTCCAGCCACAGACCGGAGCGGACGTTGCTCTCGATCTCCCACGGGTAGAAGTCGATCAGCTCCGTTTTGCGCGGGGCGGCGTCGAAGCTCTTGGCCTTGTAGTTCACGCAGAGGCGCAGCGCGGAGACGATCTCCGAGACGTTCCGGCGCTCCTTCGGCTCGAAGTAGTTCTTGCGGAACATCGTGCCGGCGATCGCGACGGTGATCAGCAGTCGGTCAGTCTGCTCCTCCCACTCCGGCATCTCGGTGAGCAGCTGCCAGGACATGTGGCGGCCGATGCGGTCCGCCCTGGTCTGTTTGGAGCCGGGCGGCACCATCCACAACAGCTTGCCACCGGGGCCGACGGCTTGCTGGCCACCCTGGCCACCCTGGCCACCCGGACCGCCTTGGGACGGCTGGGGTGGCGCGGCGCCCGGCCCCATCATGGGAGGCGCTCCTGGCGGCGCCCCTTGCGGGGGTGACGGTACGCCACCAGGAGCCGCACCCCCAGGCTGGCCCGGTAAGCCGAGACCCGGACCTCCTGGCCCTCCAGGGCCGCCTGGGCCAGCTCCCGGCATTCCCTGTGGCTGTGGCGGCATGATCAGCGGTACGCCGCGATCGTCGCCGATGACGGTGCCCTTCACCACGTTGCGGCCCTGCACGATCGCCGGATACGCCCGGGCGTTGAACTGCAGCGCAGCGACGGTGATCAGCGGGAAGCAGACGTTGGAGGCGCCGGCCCAGGGATATGTCTTGGGTTCAACGACCTGGAGCGCGAAGTCCATCCAGTCCTGATAGCGCTGCTTCCAGTCGGCCCGGCTCTCTTCGTCGAGGTCGTATTCCCGCTTCGCCTGATCGGCGAGACGCTGGCGCTCGGTCTCCTGGATCTCGTCGGCAATATTCTTTCGCACGATCCAGCGGGCGAAGCGGCGTACGTGCTCCTGCTTCAGCAGCGGCCGGCGATCGTGTGGCTCCGCCCTGGGATCTGCCAGGGACTGATCGGGCGCTGGTGGGCGAAGCGGGAGGATGTCCGCTGATTTAAGCGGCTCAGGCTGGTCGGGCGCCGGCCCCTGCATGGTGTCGCCACTGTCGGGCGGCGCCTGCTGGTCGTCCTGGTCAGGAGGAGGCCCTCCCATCGGAAGGGCGCTTAATGCAGCGCTCATGGTCCCCGGCACTCTCCAGCAGCACGGCTACCATATCTAGACGCTGCGCGGCGTTACGAAGTCAACCGCTGGTCGTTCCCCGTTCGGTCCATGCGCCACACCAGTAATCTGGCCGCACCACCGGGAAGGTGCTGAAGGGCCGGAGTTCCATAGACGTTCCGAGCTTCGATGGCATCGGGATGAGGAACGCTGTCGGCGGGTTGCGGCGGCAGTTGAGATCCCCGGCTGGGTCTTTCCACGAATAGCGGCAAGTCGCGCAGGCTTGGTCGAGCATGCGCACGGCGACGTCGCGCGGAACGATTAAGGTTGAGGACACGGCGGGCAGTCTACACCGAGGGTAGCTCTCGGCGTCTACCTAGACTGCCCGCCCGCTCAGCCCTCAAGGTACTCTCGCACTCATCGGCTCGCTCCAACCATTCGGCACTCTCCCAGCCTGTGGCTCGCTCGCTATCTTCGGCACTCTCTCCAACACCGGCTCGCTCTGTGAAGTCGGCACTCTCATCGAAGGCGGCTCGCTCCTGTGGCTCGGCACTCTCCCGGGTGGCGGCTCAGTAGCCGGTCACCCTCGAGCGCGTGCGATCTTGGGTCAAGCGCGAGTTCAGCTCGATGAGGTCGTTGTCGGCCTGATCGCCCTTCCACTGGAGGCTGGGGCCAAACAGCCGGGTCGCGGCATACTGCAGCGCATCAGCGGGGTGACTGTAGAGGTTCTTCTCCGGCCGCTCAGCCCAGCGCTCGGTGCCGGCGATCTGGATGCGGCGGTAGTGGTAGCCCCCCTGCATGGCGCGGCGCAGGCGCGTGCACCTGGGGTGCAGATTGAACGCCGGCTGCCCGTCATCGTCGAATTGCCGCAGCGGCTTCCGTACACACTCCTGCCTGATTTGCGGCGACTGGAGCCCGGCCTCGATCCGCACGCCCTTGGAATGCAGGATGTCAAAGCAAGTGCGCTCGTCCGTCTGCGAGCGGGCCTCGCCGGCCGGGTCGCCGACGTCGGCGAATTCGCTGTCCGGGAAGTGCTGCGAGCTGTGGGACAGCACCTGATCGCTGAACCGGTCGACCCCCATGGTGTCGGCGCACAGCTCGTCGACGATCTTCCACTGACCCGTCGCCGACAGCTGGCTGAAGATGCAGGCGGGCGTCAGGCCGAAGTCCCAGCTGCGATAGACCGGCAGACGCGGGCTGGTCTTCGGGGCCTTCTTGTCGTTGGCCGAGCCAGGGCAATGGATGTTGTCGTGGTATTCCGGGAAGACCGGCCTGCCCTCGACGACGAAGCCATATTCACCGCGACAATATACCTTGATCCATTCATCGGTTTTTCCGATGGCCAGCCGCTGCCAGTAGCCGGCTGACTGGTTCGCCATGTTCTCGGCGTGTGGCGACAACCCGGACGGTTGTTTGAACACGCGGGCATACTTCTCCACCGTCATGCCGGGCATGAACGCGGCCAGCTCCGCCACCGCCTCGCTGTGATCTGCCTGCTCGAAGAAGCGATACCACGCGCTGTCGGCGTCGGGCGGGTTGGTATCCATGATGATGCCGGCCCAGGTGGCGCCACCGTCGCGCTTGGCGGGGTAGCGATCGACGCGGCCCTGCAGGGCGTCGATGATCGCCCACGGCACTTCCCTGGCCTCATTGACCCAGGCGCCGGTCAGATCGAGCGACAGGAGATTACGGATATGATCCGGCCGATCGAGTGCGCGGAACAGAAGCTCGATTTCGGCACACTGCTTGTCGCCATCGGCAATCAACTTGTTCAGCAGGTATTCATGCTCCGTTGCACGCCAGATCCCCATCATTGGGTAGGGAAACCATTGGTGAACGGTGCGGATCGTCGTGTCCCGTAGCTGCGGATACGAGTTGCGGATCACCGCCCAGCGCGAGCGGCGCACACCGTCTGGCCCGGGCTTCTGCTTCAGGCCTCGGGCCACGATGTCCCACAGACACCCTGAGGATTTGCCGCTGCCGAACGGCCCCATCAGCCCCCGGATGAACGCGTCGTCATTGAGGAAGCGGTCGATCGTCGGGACGCAGGTCGCGTCGTAGTTTATGACTTTGCGGTTCATGAGATTGGCCGGTTGTTACACTGTAGAGGGTAGCGCTCTACAGGCTACCTGTAACAACCGGCCCGCTCACCACCCATGGCACTCTCTGCAGGTACGGCTCGCTCAGCGGCGCTGGCACTCTCGTCGAACACGGCTCGCTCGGTGATCACGGCGCTCTCGTCGAACACGGCTCGCTCCTACTGCACGGCACTCTCGGTAGTTCTGGCTCGCTCACTGGCGTCGGTGCTCTCATCACTAGCGGCTCGCTCTGTCGTAACGGCACTCTCGTCGTAGTCGGCTCGCTCGCTATTCTCGGCACTCTCCAATTCGACGGCTCGCTCCTTTCGCTCGGCTCCCTCATCTCCTGCGGCTCGCTCAGCTTGTTCGGCACCCTCCAGCCTGTCGGCCGCTCCCATTTATCGGCACTCTCACGACTGCCGGCTCGCTCCGCTCCTGCGGCACACTCATTCACCCCGGCTCGCTCCCGTTCTCCGGCACACTCATGCAGCTCGGCTACTCGCCGACCTTGCTGCCATCCTGCAGCGGCTCCGGCAATTCCGCCTCATGTTCGTGCGTCCAGGGCTTCGGTGGCTTGCCGGCATAGGCGTGAAATATGTAGTTCTCCCTGGTCGGTGGAATGTCGCTCTTGAGCATCCAGTCCAGTGTCACATCACCCTTCCGATGCTCTTCCCAATCAATCCTCTTCGTCGTCGCCATAGTCCTTGCCTCCAGCCCAAGTGGGCAACTTTAGCCCACCCGCATGCTTTACGATAGCTTCTCGTCTCTCATCAGGCGTTAATCCTCGGAACTGGCCCCGGTTCTGCCAGATGTTCTCGATGTGCTTGACGAACGCCGGGTCGCGCTTCTGCTCCGGCGAGAACAGCCCCCGGATGCCCTCCCAGGTCACCGACTGCACCTCTCGGGGCAGGACACGGCTCTTCGTCTCCTCCGCCAGCTCCGCTGCCGCCCGGCGGTAGGCCTCAGCCTGCAGGCCATACATGCCTCGGTTGCCCAGCATGGCGTTGTTGGCCACACCCGGTCTGCCCTTGCCGACCGAGGTGCCGAGCCCGTGGCCGACCTCGATCGACTTGCCGCCGAGCGGGCGGAACAGCGCGGCGGCGATCGCGTGCGTGTCGTTGGTGATATCGCCGTGCGTCAGGTTATTCGGTGCGATGATGTTATTATAGAAATTGCGCACCTTGTGGTTGCCGCCCATCAGCCTGGAGATCGTCGCCTTGTCGGCGGTCTGCATCGCCGCCATCGCCTTGGCGATCTCGTTGAAGCTGCCCCAGCTGACCTTGCGCGGCGTTGCCTCGGAGATGAGCTTGCCCTTCTTGGTGTACTTCGCGGGCACCATCATCGTGCCGGCATCATCGCCCTCGGGGTTGATGATGTTGTAGTCGCGCGGGGTGTGGGCCTCGTCGTGCCAGCGCGCGAACACCGCACGCTCATGCGGGTCGGTCAGCTTCGACATAGGCGTGGACTGGAACTTCTCGAACAGCCGGCGCAGCTCGGGGATCTGCTTCGGATCGTCCTTCGGCGCCTCGCCTTTCGCCTCCGCTTTGCCGCGCTGCTTAGCCGCCTCATCCTCGAGCGACTTGATGTAGCCGGTGGCGTACTTGTGCATCTCCGGCGTCATGCGCCAGTTGTCGCCGAGCTGGTGCGCCTTCATCACCCGCCGGGCCAGCTCGACGTTTTGATACCAGTCCTTCTGCGGGCTGAGCGCGGCCAGCACAGCTGCTGCCTGATGTGGTTGGACGTTGAACTCTGTCGCCAGATTGTGGGCGATGCGGTTGGCACCCTCGTACCACTTCTTCGACCGCTCAACGATGTCGGGGCCGAGATCCTGGCCCATCCGGTTGTAGAGCCATTTGATGTTGCCCTTCATGTGCTCGATGAAGTGCTCGGTGATCTTGTGCGGGTCGTTGGTCCGTAGGTGCTCGAGCCCTGGGTAGTTCTTGATCAGCTGGGCGTTCTTCTCCAGCGCCTCGGGCGCCTGCTTCATGCTCTCCAGGCCGATCCGCAGATCACCCGTGGTGTGCGCGTCGACGCCGGTCTTCTTCTGCTGCGCTTCGGACGGGATGCGCGTGGAGATGCGGTCCTGGTCGCGGCTCTGCACCGGGGTGTCGGAGATCTTCGGCTCAGGCGCGGCGCCAGCTGGGCTGCCGTAGGTCGGCACGTCGGGCGCCAGGGCGGCCATCTGGCGCGCCTTCCGGCCTACCAGTCCGCCGGTTGTCGGGTCTTGCTTGAACTGGGTGACGTCGGTCGGACCGCCCCCAGGTCGAGCTCCTGGTGCTTCCCACGGCGGCGTGGAGGCTGGTGGCGGTGTTCCACGTGAAACACCCGGCATAGGTACTGCCATAGCGGCGGCACTCGGTCCTGGTGCCGCAGCCTGCAGTGCGGCCGCTCCAGACGGCGCCCCAGGCGGCGGCAGACCACCCTCCGGCGGGGCCATCGGCGACGGTGCCATGGCCTGCTGGCCGAGCTGGGTCAGATGCATCGCGGCCTGCGGCGGCTGGATCGGCGCGACGTTCGGTGCCGCGCGTGGCGTCTGCCACAGCTGGTCAGTCAGCTTGGCCAGTGGGTCGAGCTGCTCGCGGTATTTGGCGAGCGGGTTCGTCTCGAGGTCGCGCTTGGGGTCGAGCTTCGGGTAGGGGATGCCGCCGAGAAGGTCGCTCACGATGTCCCCCGCTTGTGCTCGGCCAGGGCATCGGCGCCTGCGTCGACCATCGCCGGCAGGCCGTTGCGCTTGACGATGTTCAGCGTGCGCGGATCGAACACCACGTAGTTGTGCGAGACCTGACTGCGTAGGTGGTCGACATACTCCTGCTGCTTGCTGAGGCGGAATGCATCGGCGCCCTGGGCTCGCATCTCAGCAAGCTTGGCCTCACCCTGGGTGAGAGCATGCACATGCTGGCGACTGCCAGCGTCGGCGTATTTGATGCCAGGGATGCCAGCCTCGAGCAGGCTCTTCGCTGCACCAGCCCTACCGGAGCCCCCGGCTTCGAACTCCGGCGACAGGCTCTGCATGGCAGAATGCACCTCCTCGCCGCTCGCGGTGAGCGGATGCATGCCGGTCATATGGCCCAGCTCCATAGCGCGCTCGACATGTGGCCGCAGTCGCTCCTGCACGTACTGGCTGTGCTGATGCAACGGCTTGTCCCAGTCGAGCATATGGTCGGGATGGACGTGCAGCTCGGCCTCGTAGAGATGGCCCTGGTCGTTGGTGAAGTGCTCCGGCTTCAGCTTCTCTGCCGCCATGTGCGTCCCGAGATGGAGCTGCGCCCGCCTGCGGTTCGCCTCCTTCGCCGACGCTGAGCCGGCGTCCCACATCGACGCGGACGCATGAGCGTCCTTGTATTCGGCGCTCACCTTCTGGATCGCCTGCTGCGCGGTCAGCCCCTGGTCCTGCATGTATTCGGCGACCTGATGCACCGCCAGCGCGTGCGGGTCTGACATACTGCGTGGGATCGAACCGCCTTGGTACTTCACACCACCGGACAGATCGTCGCGGTAGCCCTGCGCCACCTTCTCGTTGCCGGCGACATACGGGCCATGGCCATACGCCTGCGCGCCCTCACCCGTGCCCAGCTTGGAGATGTCGAACTCACCGAGCGGGTTGGCGCGCGTGCCTCGGAACTCGTGCGGCGTGCCGTGGAACACCTGCAGCGGCGCGCTGTGGCGGATCAGCTGACCGCTGCCGTAGGCCTCCGGCCCCGGTGCCGCAGGCATGTTGCCACGGGCCTGTACCTGCGCCAGGGCGGCGCGCTGGTGGTGCTCGCCCTCGTCATAGTCGGCGATCCGCTTGCCGTCCCACGGCTGGTAGGCGCCCGCCTGCGGATCGTGCGCCATGAACACGACATCCGGCCGACCACCGTTGTGCGCCTTGAACGTATCGTGCTTCCAGCCCTCGGGCTTGTACTCCTCGTTCCACGGCAGGCGTGCGACGGCACGGAAGCCGTTCTGCGCATAGAGGTGCGGCAGCACCGTATCGAACGCATCGAGCCGTCGGCCGCCGTTCTGCTTGGCGAGGTCGAGCATCGATCGGGTGACGTTACGGTATGGCGCCTTCGGATGTTTGAACACCGAGACGATGTCGTCGCCCTTCAGGGCGAACCCTGCGTCGCGCTCCTTGGTCAGGAACGTGCGCATGTCCTTGTAGTCTTCGGCGGGATATTGGGTGACGGCGGCGCCCGCCTCGTGGGCGTGTTTGGCAGCGCCGATCGCGCTGTGGAACGCCTCGGCGCCCTCGGGATGCAGCTCGTGGTAGGTGGGATTGTCGGCGTTCGGATAGCTGGTCTTCGCTGTCCAGGTCGTTTTGACCGGCGCGTCTACACCCAGTGGCGAAGCTCTGCCCGGGCTTGCTCCACGGTAATTCCCTTCTGGCTCGCCAGCTTGTGCGCCAGCTCCTCCAACAGCCTGTCCGCCTCCCGGTGGATGTCCGGGGTCGAGTGGTAGCTGTGTGGCTGGTGTTGCTGCAGCAGGTGGCTGCCCTTGGGCGGTCGTCTGGCCATAGTTAGTTCCTAACGCTGACGGACTGGTCGGCGCGAGCGGTGGATAGGCAATGGTGCCGAGTGCCGCTGACATGGCGACACTCTAGCACGCTCTCCTCACTCGGCACTCTCGCTAGAGACGGCTCGCTCGTAATTGTCGGCACTCTCCAGTGCAACGGCTCGCCCCTACATTACGGCACTCTCTGGATTGTCGGCTCGCTCCTGCACCTCGGCACTCTCGGGTGTCACGGCTCGCTCTGTTGCCTCGGCACTCTCCTATAACGCGGCTCGCTCCGACACTTCGGCACTCTCTTCTGTCGCGGCTCGCTTTCGTAAATCGGCACTCTCACAGGTCGCGGCTCGCTCGCATTCATCGGCACTCTCTTTGGTCACGGCTGAGGTCGCTCATCGGTTGTCGGCACTCTCCTCAGACACGGCTATCGCGACCGCGAACGTCTGGCACGTAATGCGATCTCTCGCGCCTCAGCAAGCCCGTCCACGATCTCCACATTGGGGATGTCCAGCAGATGCACATGCTGCGGACCGCCATACTCGAACACGAACGGCCAAGGCGGCAGCGCATTATACTCGCGCCAATACATCACCTCATGAAGGTGCGCGAGGAACAGCTTCACCGCACGCCGCTGCGCCCGCAGATGGATGCGCGCAGGCGGCAGCATGCCCTGCGAATACCATTTGAACGCGTCGGTCTTCGGATCGAACTTCTTGTTCTCTAAGCTGGCCTTCGCTTGATCGGCGTAGAGCTGACGGCTGTTGCGCTCGGTCTCCCATTCCTTCCTCTGCTTGTACAGCTTGCCGTAGACGTCGTCGGGCCGGTTGCTCACCTTCACGAAGCTCTCGCCGATCAGGAAGCACAGCCGCTTCAGGCTGGCGTTCCACGGCCGCTTGGTGCCCTTGGCCCACACGCTGGTCGGGTCGAGGCCGGCGAAGCGCCAGATATGACCCACCGTCGGCGCCTTCTTGATATCGATGTTCGCCAGCAACCCGGCCGCGATCACCGGACCGATGCCCTTGACGCTGCGCGCCCACACGCCGCTGCGGTTGGACAGGCTGTAGATGTCGAGTGTGCCCCGGATCTGCTTCTCGAGCGTCTCCTCCTGGACGAACAGCCACTCCAGCACCTCGTGCGGCTCGGTCACCGGCTCGCCGGCCAGCTGCGCCATCTCCTCGACCTGCTCAGTAGCCTCCGCCTCTTCGTCGACCGGAGGCTCGTCTTCGCCGTTGCCTTTGGGCTTCTTCGGCTCCGCCAGAGTGCGTACCTGATGCTTCGTGCGGATGCGGTTTTCCTGCATGAGGTAATAGGCGTCGACAAGGAAGCGCGCCTCGATCGTGCCCAGCGTGCGGCTGGCCTGCTTCAGATCTCGGTCCAGCTTCTGGATCGGCGTGAGCAGGTTCGGGTCAGCCGTGCTGGTCATCAGCTGGTGCAGCGCATCGAGCATCTGGAACAGGGTGGAGATGAAGTCGCCGCTGGGTGGCAGGTTGCGGCCCATGCGCAGCAGGTTCAGCGCCTCGGACACCAGCTCGAGGGGTGTCATGGCGAGGAAGTCCTCAGGCCCCATAGGGCCTTCGGGATGCTCAGGCGGTGGTGGTGTGGTTTCCTTCTTGGTCTTCGATGTTCTCGGTGTTCTCACGATGGGCTCCTGGGGTGGTTCACTCTGGGGTTACGGCACTCTCTTCGGGCGCGGTTCACTCGTCCTCTACGGCACTCTCGATGATCGCGGTTCGCTCCATCTACACGGCACTCTCGCTTGACACGGCTCGCTCATGGGGATCGGCACTCTCCCGTAACGCGGCTCGCTCTCCTGATACGGCACTCTCATTCCAACCGGCTCGCTCCTTGATCATGGTACTCTCGCGTTCAACGGCTCGCTCGGATACTCCGGCACTCTCCACAGCGATGGCTCGCTCCTCGTCGACGGCACTCTCGTTCCTGCAGGCTCGCTCTTTCTGGTCGGCACTCTCCGCCTTGGCGGCTCGCTCATACTCATCGGCGCTCTCAGGCTTGACGGCTCGCTCACACCGTTCGGCACTCTCGTCATGGTCGGCTCGCTCTGGCGTCACGGCACTCTCGCTGAGCGCGGCTCGCTCAAGGACTTCGGCACTCTCCGCTGACTCGGCTCGCTCCGTTTGGTCGGCACACTCACAGATTGCGGCTCGCTCTCGGATACCTCGGCACTCTCAGCCAGCTCGGCTCGCTCCCCGTTGTCGGTACCCTCGGGAACTACGGCTCGCTCAGAACGGGGGATACTAGAATGGCAAGCGCAAAAAGTCAAGATGGCTTATCTTGCTTCATCTGTCTTGCTGGCAGAAAGATGCAATGACGCAAGGAAGGGAAGGTAGGCTAGTGGCGGCGCGACCTGCCGGCGTGCCAGCTGGCATGGGGCAGCGGCAGGGCGGCCAGGACATGGTGGCGCTCCCAGCCGGCCAGCTGCTCGGGGTTGAGGGTGATCACGCTCTCGCGGTTGCCATTGTTCCAGCGGATGTAGACCTGCCACTGGATCTGGCGCTCCGAGTTCTCGGCACTCTCGTCGGGAACGGCTCGCTCGGCTATCACGGCACTCTCCAAGCTCGCGGCTCGCTCCTGCATATCGGCACACTCTCGTTTTTCGGCTCGCTCAACGGGTTCGGCACTCTCCGCTACATCGGCTCGCTCCCGCTCGTCGGCACTCTCGTCACACGCGGCTCGCTCAGATCTATCGGCACTCTCCCGATCGACGGCTACGCTCAGGACATTCGGCACTCTCGAACATCACGGCTCGCTCGGCATATGCGGCACTCTCGTCACACGCGGCTCGCTCCGTTTGGTCGGCACTCTCGCGTCTTGCGGCTCGCTCAACGGGTTCGGCACTCTCTACTGTCTCGGCTCGCTCGCGTGATACGGCACTCTCTCATTTAGCGGCTCGCTCACGCCTTTCGGTACACTCTACCGTCTCGGCTCGCTCCTGTTGTTTGGCACTCTCTGGGGGAACGGCTCGCTCCACCCTTCGGCACTCTCTGCATCAGCGGCTCGCTCCACCCTATCGGCACCCTCCAGTTCTACGGCTCGCTCTGGGCCGTCGGCACTCTCGCCTTACTCGGCTCGCTCCGTGGTTGCGGCACACTCCTACCGTTCGGCTCACCTCAAGGACACGTCCACCGGCTCAGCTGTGGTCTTCAACAGCCACGCGTTCTTGGCCAGACCAAACCCGATCACCGCGAGACACGCCAGCACAACGATCGCCTTGAGGATCGGCGCCAGCAAGATCGGCTGGCTGGTGGCCTCGATGAGCAGGTCGATCAGCCAGCCCAGCAGCCACGCGATCACGCCGTAAACGACCGCGCGCTCTTGCATCAACATCATCGTCGTCCCACCGGATGCGCCATCCCGCTGCCGTTATGAAACGCTGTGCCGCCGCAGTTGTGCGCAGCCAGCTTGCCGCCTCCTGCCAGCCTGACGATCGACAGCAGTCGCTTGGCGCTAGGTGGGCGCGCTGCCCGCTGGCGGCCCGCCGCCACCGCCGAGGAGGCCGGCGAGCCCGCCAAGCCCCCCGCCATCGCCTTGGGGACTAGCCCCTGACTGATCACCGCCATTGCTCGGCTCCTGTGGCATCGGTGGCAGCTGCTGCCGCTTCTTGCGCTTGTGTCGCGGCGGGTGCGCCTCCGGCCCTTCGGTGAAAGCGCCCGGCGCTTCGGGGAATGCTTGGTCGCTCAATCACGCCTCCCTATGCGGCTCGTCCCAGCTATGCGGCTGCACCTCAGGAGGCCTCTCCTCCGGTGCTGGCAGCGAGTGATCCGGCTCCCCAGGCTCCGGCTCAGGCTCAGGCTCGACCTCCGGCTCTTCAGGCCCCACCTCCGGCTCGACTGGCGGTTCCACGACAGGTGGCGCCTCAGGCTCGCTGCCCGTCATCACCACACGCGGCACCTCCGCTGCCTCGGCCTGGGTCAACCCGAAGTCGGCGACCAGACACGCCAGGATCTGCGGCTCGAGCGACATCACGTCGACCGCCAGGATGTGCCGCGTCTTGACCCGCTCAGCGAGGTTCGGAGCGTCAGGATCGCCGGCCATCGACAGGGTGGCAGCCGCGTAGTCGCCATGGATAGCGTAAGTCTGCACCAGAGGCAGAACGACTTCCTCGATGAATTCCTCGCCCTCTAGGGCGGTAGGCTCTTCGCGGACGGCGGGCTCTTCGTGGACGGCGTAGTGGTCGGACATTGCTCTTCCCCCTCATCCTCGGGTGGCGGCCAGTCGATCTCGCCCTCGCCTTTGCATAGCCAGCAGTTCTCGCGGACGATGCGCCTTACTGACCCCGGCGGGGCTGGGACGATAACATATTGCCGGCCGTTGCAGTTCGGGCAAATGCAGCGGAACAGACCGACGGTCACCGCCGGGACCGCTCACCCTGGCGGTTGGCGACATACGCCTCGGACGGATGCTCCTCACTGGCGAGGTAGTTTGGTGCGTAGTCGACACGGAACGCTGGGTGATCGGCCGAGCTGGTGTGTTGTTTCGGCTCCGTGTTCTTGATCTTGATCAGTGCTTGCCATGCTTGGTAGGGCAGCTGGTCGGGCCAGCCGGCCTGCTGCGCTTCCCAGAGATCGTGCGATGGCGCTTCGATGTGAGGATAGCCCACGGCATAGCGCGGAACAGCGGAGACCATGGCGCTGGCGTCAGCTACCAGCGGCTGACCCACAGTCTCCACCCGCTCCATCGAAACGGCGCTCTCTGGGGGTACGGCTCGCTCAGCTTGTTCGGCACTCTCGCACTTTTCGGCTCGCTCACTTCTATCGGCACTCTCGGCTCTGACGGCTATTTGTTCATTTTGACGAAGGTTCGTAGGACTAGCTGCTTGAACTCCCATCGGTGTTTCTCGGTGTCCTCGAATTGACACAGGCGCAGCCAGTCCCGGTACACGGGGTTTAGTTTCTCGAGCGTTGACGGGGATTTCGGTCCGTCCGGCTCGCTCCTGCACATCGGCGCTCTCGTCTTTAGCGGCTCGCTCCGGCCTATCGGCACTCTCTGGCGGGTCGGCTCGCTCGCTTAACTCGGCACTCTCGCGCTTCCCAGCTCGCTCCTCAGTCACGGCACTCTCGGTGGTAACGGCTCGCTCTTCAGTATCAGCACCCTCGTTCGTCGCGGCTCGCTCGGCCTCCTCGGCACTCTCCTTGTCCATGGCTCGCTCTTTTCTGTCGACACTCTCGGTTGTTGCGGCTCGCTCGGCTCGCTCGGCACTCTCATGGTGATCGGCTCGCTCTGGTACCATAGCACTCTCAACTCGCTCGGCTCGCTCCAAGGGCGCGGCACTCTCACCAATGCCGGCTCGCTCCCGTTCAACGGCACTCTCTGTCGGCGCGGCTCGCTCTCACTTTTCGGTACACTCCAGTGATCCGGCTCGCTCTGGTACCACGGCACTCTCGCTGGTCGTGGCTCGCTCATTCGGTTCGGCACTCTCGCTTGCTGCGGCTCGCTCACCTAACTCGGCACTCTTAGTCGACGCGGCTCGCTCACTGTGCCCGGCACTCTCATGTAGTACGGCTCGCTCAGCGTCATCGGCACTCTCACGGATTTCGGCCCGCTCATTTCACCCGGCACACTCGGTTGGTGCGGCTCGCTCTGCTTGATCGGCACTCTCACACGGCTCGGCTCGCTCCATGTGCTCGGCACTCTCGCTAGCGACGGCTCGCTCAGACCTCTCGGCACTCTCGCTCGAAGCGGCTCACCAGATCCTGCCACCACCGAACAATAACACCAACACAAGGATCAACAGGATCAGCCCGATGCTACCGAAACCGCCACCGCCATAATAGCCGCCGCGATAGCCGTAGTAGCCACCACCGAGGCCGAACAGCACAACGATGATCACGACTAGCAACAACATGTTCATAGCTCAGTGTCCAACGCTTGAAGCCAGAGTGCGTGTGCCTCCGCAATCGCCTGTCGCCGCAGATCGGCTACCAGCTCGGCTGGTGCATGCAGCCCGTCGATCGACAGCAGCTGTCCCAGCATCTCCGCATAGATCGGCGCCGCGACAAGACTGATGTGCTCGGCAAGCTCACGGTTCATAGCTCAACCCTGGATGATGAAACCGAACACGCGCCAGCCGAGCAAGAAGAACAACAGGAAGCCGATCAGCCAGCCGCCTCTGTTCCAGTATGGCGCACCTTGCGGCGTGAAGTTGCCGAACGCCCAGAACAAGAGCCACAACAACATGATCAACCAGAAGATGAACCCGAGCGTCATGACTGGGTGTCCTCTCATTGTTGGCCTACAGCAACCACCAGAGCAACGCTCCCCAGACCGGCAGCGACAGCGCGACGCTCACCCCAATGCCTGTCGCCGTACCTAGCTGGTCATCATCCCCTCATCTGGTCCCGGCTCGTTTGATCCAACGATCGCACCATCCCGCTGCTTTGATTTCACCTGCAACGAGATGGCACGCGTTCGGCGGTCGCCAGTGCACGCACCGGTCACAGGCCTCGGACGCTGAGTGCGCCTTCGGAACGTAACTGGTCTCTCGTTTCGTCAGCTTCTTAGGCGGCTGCGCCACCTAGCCCGGAATGTGATGCGGTCCATGGTCCGAGTGCGCCGTCGCCGGCATCTTGCCGCCACCACGCGAGACGTGCGGTGGACCAGCGCGCGAGCTGTCATCCAGCGGTGCGTGCGAGATGTTCTTGTCGGGATGCTCGCTGCCACCGTTCACCGAGGCGAGGCTGTCGCAACCGCAGTCGGATGCCTTCATCGTACCATCTCCTAGTGCCATGTTCTTATGCTGCCGGATGCTCGTGTCGTACGCCATGTCATTTTGCCTTTCGCTTCTTGCCTTTGGCGCGCCGCTGCGTCTCGAGCGCGATCGCGATCGCTTGCTTGCGTGGCTTCCCTGCGTCCGTTTCGGCTTCGATATTCTTGCCGACGGCTTCCTTAGACTTGGATTTGATTAGCGGCACAGCGTCCTCCCCTGTCAACCATCTCATGTCGATCCAGACCGGCATGGCGGTTCCCTTAGAGCAGCTCCGGTTTGTGCAGTACCTCACGCAT